GTAGCGGTTCAGGTGAATCACCTTGACGCCGTCTTCCGCCACGTACAGGAGCACGTTGCCCCCGACCAGCAGGTGCTTGAAGGCTTCGTGCATCGAAGCTCGGCCGTTGGCCACCTCAAACGCAGACATGCCAGCTCGCTCCACCTGGACCAAGGCGGTGTCCAGTTCCGTCTTGATCTCTGGCCCTTGCTCAGCAACCCGGAGTGCCAGGTCGTCGATCTCAAGCTTGAAGAAGCTGGAGTTCGGGGGGAACAAGGTGATCAACAACTTGCTGGCCAAGTAGTTCACGCCCCGGGCGCCAAGGCTTTGGTACGGGGTCTTGAGTCGACCCCGGTCCCCTTGTCCTGCATCCGGAATGAGACCAGGGATCGTCACCTTGCTGCAGTCCCGGGCCCGTTGCAGATACGGGTCCCGGTTGGTTTGCAGTTGGCCGTACCTGGCCGCAGCCGTGCCGTCGTCCTCCCCGTACGGCTTGGCCTGGCGGTCGACGTTGCTGGTCAGGTTCAGCTCCATCAAGCTGCTCCCGGTATCGCAAGGGTCGTCATCTGAGGCTTGTCGGTCCGAAGCTTGCGACGACTGGTGCCAGCTCGCATGGTCTGGCCGGTGGTTGCATCAACAGATTCGATGGCTGACATCGGTGCCATGGCCCCTTGGTTCGGGGCGGGTGGCGGGGGAGCGTTGCTGATGGCCAGCTGCTCCCGGTACTGGGCTTGCTGGGTGTTCATCTGCTCCTGCTGCATGGCCATCTGCTCACGCTGAAGCGCAAGGCTCTGCTCTTGAGCTTGGGCTGCAGCCTCGGCTTGTTGCTGTTGCTGCTTCTTGCCGCCTCCTCCACACATGAATCAATCCTCGTTTTGTTGCTCAAGATAAACGGCCCGTAGCATGCGCACCACCTGTCTGGCGCCCACTGCCATCCAGATCTCTCGATCGGACGAAGCCGGATCAGCACAGGCTTCGGGGTAGACCTCGTCGAGGCGTTTGATCAAGGCCTCGTCAATCGGGGGGAACAGATCATCCATCGGTTTTCATGGCGGGGTCACGATCCGGGTCCCACAGTTCAACCGTAGCGGCGGTGAAGTCGTAGTCCCCGTAGCGCAGGATGCGGGCCATGCGGGCATTGAGCAAGGCGTCAGCAAAGGTGCCGCCGTTCTTTCGGTACGCACCAACGACAGCTGACCACATGGCCGGCAAGGTGTGGTGCTCAGCCAGCAGCTTCTCAGCTTTCACTGGTCCGAACCCTTTCAACCCGGGGTAATTGTCACTGGTGTCACCGACCAGGGCCTGGATCATCCAGTTCCTGTTGGCGTCCGCCAGGTCGTTGACCTCCATGTTGTCCATGCGCAACAACTTGCCCGGGATGGTGCGCATGTCCTTGTCAGCGGTGACCATGATCGGATCCCGATACGACCCGTTGGTCATGAAGATCCCCATGACGTCGTCGGCCTCCAGGTTCTGGTAACACTTGACCTCGTACTCGGACTCGAGCCAGACCCTCAGGTCACGGAGACCCAAGGGCTTGCGACGTCCAGTCCGGTTGGCCTTGTACGCAGGGGACAGCTGGTGCCTGAAGGTCGGATACGACGACAGACACATGACCACGGACTTGTGGTCAGTTGCGTCTTGCCACTTGCCCACCTGGTGGGTCATGTAACTCTTGGCATCCGATTGCTCCAGGTGCAGGGTGTGGATCCATTCGTCCCAGCGGATGTCGTATTCACAGGCTGAACAAGCTGCGTACAGCAACCAATCAGCGTCCACAAGCAAAGTCACGATGCAAAGTCTCCATAGGTTTGTTGACGGAAGGCAGTCACTTGGGTTGCTCCAGCATGCGGGCCATTTCCGCACAGGCGCGGAGGGTGAGGTAAAGGGACATGGGCTTGATGTTGCGGTCAGAGGTGTACCGCAGTGCGATGCGGAACCCTTGGCTGATGTTGCCGTTGCCCAAAGCCCTGGCGGCCTCGGCTTCGACGGCAGTGCAGCGGACCCCGATTTGGATGCGGGGCTTCATCTTGGTGGGACGTGGCATCAGAAGAACCGGATGCCTTGGTAGCCATCAACGCGCTTCATGACCTTGCCTTCCCAGCGGACGGTGAGGGGCGGCAGGTGCACCTCCACCGTGTGGAAGGTGTGGGCACAGCCCAAGCAAAGCCGTTGACGGATCGTGGTCTCTGGTCCTTCTTGCCGTGTGTTGACGACACGGTCGTATTTGCTGTCGCAGTTCGGGCAAAGCATTGGTGTGAGTTCAGGTTCCGAAGTAATGGGACATGGGCACGACGAGTCGGCCGGTGTCCTGGTCGTACAGCAACTTGTCGCAGGGCCCTGTCGTACCGGAGAACCGGTTCTTCAAGACACGCAGTTGCATTTCATTGCGCTCAGCAGCGTCGCCTTGTTGGTTGCGCTCGCAGCCGATGACCATGTCACTGAGTTGTGCGATGGCATGGCTGCCACGTAGGTGACCCAGGCTGGTCTGTGCTCCTTCCTCATGGCCGCGGCCTTCCGGTCGCTTGAGGTGCGACACCAGCACCAGGCCGATGCCGGTCTGTTCCACCACTTGGCGCAGCTTGGTGCACGTGACGTCGATGGCACGGCGTTCATCTAGGTCCGTCAGTCCCGAGATGACGATCGTGAGGTGATCGAGGACCACGACGTCGACCCCTTCACCGTCAGCCAGGTATCTGATCTTGGCGATGAGGTGGTCCGGGTCCATGGATCCGAAGTGGTCATAGAGATAGCAACGACCAGTGCCAAAGACACGGTCAAAGCCTTCTCGAATCTCATGCTCGTTGGCTGCATTTGGGTCCAGGTGTATCGGCTTGTTGAGTTCGATGCCGACGATGCCCTGCATGGTGCGCTTGGTGCTCTCCTCCAGGGCGATGTAGCCAACACGGAGCCCAGCCCGAAGAAAGTGGTGAGCCCACTCCCGGCACACGCTTGACTTACCCACACCTGAGCCTGCGCACAGGGTCACCATCTCGCCACGCCTGAAGCCACGGGTCATGGCATCAAGCTGTGGCCAAGGGTAAGGGCAAGCTGAGCTAGAGCCAGGCTTGATCAGCTCGTCCCAAAGATCGTTGGCATTGACGATCCCGTCGGGCCTGGTTGGCGTTGCTTTCCAGAGCAGCTCACGAAGGATCTCTCCCTCGCCGGCGATGACCATGTCGTTGGCGTCCTTGCGGGGCAACTGACACACGGCCACTTTGCCCAAGGGCAACACGGCCACACATTCAGCAGCAGCCTTGACACCCGGCTCGTCGGAATCAAAGCAAAGCACGATCCGTGCAAACTGACCCAACCATGTGGCGTTGGCAGCCAGGTACTTCTTCGCGGATTGGGCCCCATTGGGGAGCGACACCACCGGGTACTTGTTGCCTTGCACCTGGGAGACAGACATGGCGTCGATCTCCCCCTCCGTGACAGTCACGAAGAGCCCCGTCTCCTTGCCGAAGTTCTGGCGCCAGAGGTGTTGACCCCACAGCTGGAGCCCAGAGGTGTCCCCAAGCCAGCTGAACCGCTTGTCTGCACCACGTAGGTGCTGAGCCACCACCTTGCCGGATTGGTTGCGGTACGGGGCCACCTGGACGGGGCGACCGTTGTTGGTGGAGAGCCCGTAGCCGAACAGGGCGCAGGTCTCCTCCGTTATGCCGCGCTTCGGCAAGCCCTTGGTCTCGACGAAGTCAAGGAGCGGGGTGACTGGTGGCGGCAATGGTTCCATGCGGGGCTCGGGCTTGTCCGTTTTCTTTGGTTGCTCTTGGTACCCGCATCCGAAGCAGGTCCCGTGACCGTCGTCGTAGCGGGCGAAATTGTTCTTGGACTTGCACTCAGGGCAAGGCTCATGCTTTAGGAACTTGGATGGCATCGGCCCATGTCGTCGGGATGTTTCCTTCGCACCAGAGAAACCCGTGTCTCTCGGCCCACTGCCAGTAAGTGAGAGACCGAGGGGCCCGGCTCAGCCTGACGTCCGCTTTCATAAAACAGAGCCTGATGTCCAGGCCTGGATGCTGTGCCTTGACGGCCACCATCTTGCGCCTGTCCTCTGAGTCGAACAGCCCCTTGGTCTCCACGATCACCCCATTCGGCAACACGAAGTCCGGGGTGTAAACCGCGGAGATCGTGTACGCCAAAGACTGCACCTCGTAACCGAAGGTCAAGCCCCGGGCCTTGAGACTGGCGGCGACTGATGCCTCGAACTTGGAGCGGTACCGACTAGAAGTCAAACCCCTCGTCTGTTGCCGCTCCCGTTCCGTCGAAGGGGACGCTCGCCTCCGTCTCGCTGGTCGCCCAGCCACCGGCTTCTTCTTGAAATCCGTAGCTGTCGGCTGATCCACCGGATTCCACCAGGTCGATGATTTGCACAGCCTTCAGGCGCAGCGTGATGCCGGCGCCGATCGCAGGCTGAAAGAACGGACACGCCTCGAACGACACACGACCAGTGGTCCCGGACCACATGCCCCGCAGGCTCTCACGGTGCTTGACCGGTGCACCCGTGGCGTCGAACAGGGCCGGCGATGCTGTCCATGCACGGCCATCGCGGTCCATGCCCTTGGCTTTCATCTTCACGCTCACGGTGAAACAAGGTTTGCCGTCGATGTCCTCGTACCCGAAGCTCGGGTCAATGGCCTTGAACTTCTGGCTCGGGGCTTGAGCCTTGAGACTGGCTTTATGTGCCTCGAACAAAGCGTCGAGCTGGTCAGCCATGGGCCCTGCCTCTTCCGCAGGGATGATGGCCGTCACTTTGTAGTGACCCTCAGGACTGAACTTGGTCTCGGGTTCGATCAGCTTGGGATACTTGAATGTCGCCTTCGGTGTGGTCAGGCGCAGCTTGTCGATGTACTGAAAGTTGTTCATGTGACGAAGTAGTCAGCGTTGTTTACAAGTTGGGAATCGAACCCACCAAGGCTTGGCCGCGGCGGGAGTTTGGCCTGTACATCCGATGGGAGTTGGGACACCAGCTCATCAGCGATGGGCGTGAACCAGTCCCGGGCGTACATGCCAGCAAAGGTACTGCGGATCGTGGCCCGCAGTGTGGCCATCTCTGCTGGCGTCGTGACAAAACAGTCATGGATCCCGCCGAGGTTCCGCAAGCCAGCGGCATGGGCCTCGATGGTGACAGCAGCCATGTGGCTGGCATCAAGGGAATGGATGACATTAGGACTGAGCCCGTTGCCCATTCGCTTGGCGTTCAACCGGGTCGGTTGATGGTTGGTCAACAGATCCATCGGCACAGGCGACAGGTGATACAGGCGTACCCGCACCCCGCTGTAATCCCAGTACTCCTGGATTACAGGTACACCCGAGGGTGAGGTCCAACGCAGGGCCAGGCCCAGCTTGCCGGCCGCCTTGCCCACCTTGCGGAACCAAGACATGGTCGCCTTGGCTGGTGCAATGAGAGCCGACGTCTCCCGGTACAAGATCGTGGCCATGTAGTGGTGGCTAGACATGGCCCCGCGCTTGAAGCACCAGTTGTCCCGGCCCAGCACCTCCTGTGCCCGATCCTGTGCCCACCCGTGGCAGAAGTTGACCACGGCCTGGCGCGTGGCCGAGTACGGGATCGTCATGACCACAGGCTTGGCCAACGTGCGGTCAGGGGACAACTGCAACCACCGGGTCGCATGCTCGACACCAGCCGCAGCATCAGCTCGGACCAGGTCCAAGACACGCTCGAGCACAACGGCATAGATGTCCCGAGGGGCTTCGCTTGGGGTCAGGTTGACAAGGCTCGCCATCTCCTCCGAGCGCAGCAACGCCGAGTAATGCTGGATGCCGGAGCACGTGCAGTCCAGGACGACAGGGTGATGACACACCCAGCCCAAGCCATGGGCGCTGAACTGTTGGTACGCCCGGCAGAACGCAAGAAACTGCCAAGGGTCCTTGGCCCCAGCCCAGAACTCTTGGTTGCACCAAGGCTCCCGGCCAGCAGCTTCGATCTCTAGCTGGTGCTCATGCACCCAGGCCACACGGCCGGCCCAGGTCAACTTGTTGTGGCCGTACGTGTTGGCCCCATGGATGCGGAGCCAGTCAGCTTCGGCCTCGGTGTTGATTGGTGTGCCGTTGGCGAACGACAGCAACGACCGACCGATGTCGTTGGCTTGGGGCTGGAGGTACGGGGGCCGGTAGTAGTACCTGCCCCTGAAGTCACACTGCACCGGGAAGTACAGCACTGGTTCATCAACCAGTCGACGTGCCACCCATAGCTGCTTGGCTGCCGTGAATCTTCTGCCAGCCTCTCGATCGTTGCGGTCATGAAGGCGCTTAGCGGTGATCCGCCAGGCCATGACACCCTCGTCGTCGTCGGCCAGGTGCTTTGGGTACGGCGGGATCACATGCCCACTGCGGGGCAGCAGGCCACCAATGGAGATGCTCTTGTCCCAGGCGTGTGTCACCTGG